AGCGGTAGAACGCTATCCTTCCAAGTTAGATGTCGTCGGTTCAAGTCCGATCATCCGCTTTCATAAATAACTTCTAGATCAGAATTGTGTCTCCGAGACTAGAAGTATGTCAAAGTTACTGACTAATCAGATTGCTAACTACGATGATAATGGACCCGTAGAAGCAAAGGAAGGACTAAACTTCCCTACAGGCAAACCTTTACAAGTAGCAGGTTCTGCTGGCGCTAGTGGTGCGTATTTAAAATCAAATGGAACAGGTCTTGTTTGGGAACAATTCCCTACTATCCCTGCAGCACAAGTTCAGGTAGATTGGAATGCTACTACAGGTATTACATCTATTTTAAATAAACCAACACTAGCAGCAGTTGCTACTAGTGGTAGTTACACTGATCTTATTAATCAACCAACAATTCCTGCTGCTCAGGTTAATCCTGATTGGAATGCAACCTCTGGTCTTGGACAGATTTTAAATAAACCAGCATTATTCTCTGGTAATTACTCTGATCTTAATGGCAGACCAACAATTCCTGCTACAATTACTGACCTAGCAGACGTTGACCTTCCTCTTCCTATTCCAAACGACACTTACATCAGATGGAATTCATCAACTAGTAGGTGGGAAGCTGGTTCTGGTGCTTCAGGATTGGCAAACATTGTAGAAGACACCACACCACAACTTGGTGGTAACTTAGATCTTAATGGTAATACTATTAATGGAGCAGGAACTCTTGAAGTTACTGGAAGCAGTAATAAAATCAAGTTCTTGTATGATCAACTTACAGATTTACCATCTGCAACTGATTGGCATGGTATGTTTGCTCATGTTCATGCTGAAGGAGCAGCATACTTTGCTCATGCTGGTCAATGGATTAAACTAGCAAATGATTCTCAAATTGTTCCTGATACAAATACCACATATTCTCAGCAAGCTGTTGGTACTACAGGTGGAGTTAATTTAAGACTTACTTCTAGTGGTGGATTGAACGATGATATTACTATCACTGCTGGATTGAATATCTCTATTGATAATATTGGATCTAATGGATTTAGAATTAATTCTACTGCCTCTGGAGGAGGTGGTGCTACTGTAACCACAGATGATTCCGCTCCAACATCTCCTCAAGACGGAGATCTTTGGTGGAAATCTGATGAAGGTAGATTGAAAGTTTACTATTCAGATCCGAATAGTTCTCAGTGGGTTGATGCTTCTCCACCATTAGCAAACACTACGATTGCTTCTGGTAACAGTACAGTTCTTGTAGTTAATACTAATGGAGCTACTGAGGATGCTATTGAATTTTGGGGAGGAAACGCTAAGAAGTGGAGGATGACTCAGGGTGGAGATCTTCTACCAACTGCAGATGGTCTGTATGATATTGGATCTTCCTCTTACAAAGTAAAAGATTTATATTTAGATGCAACTTCCTTACACATTGGATCTGTTAACATTAGTGAGAATGGTGGTAGTTTAGTTGTTCCACCTTTGTCATTGACTGGACATATTCTTCCAGATGCAAATGCTTCTTATGATTTAGGTAGTGCAGAGTATAAGATTCGTCACTTATTCCTATCTGACAACACTCTTTACCACCAAGGATCTTTCTTAAAGGTTGCACAGTGGGATCAGGGAGAAGTTAATGCCAATTCAGCAAGTTTCTTGATTACTCTTTCTAAGTTGAAGGAAGCATTGAATGCTTCTGCTGATTACGATGCATTTAAGACAGCAATCTTGGCAATTGCCGACGCATAATAAATAACACGGAAGGAGCATAACAAAAAATGGCAATTAATTTTCCTGCAACAACAGGGCAACCAACAGATGGATCCTTTACACATACTGCAGCGGGAGTTACCTATAAATGGGATGGAACTTCTTGGAGTGCTGCTGGTGTAACGGGATCCTATATTCTCCCGATTGCATCCAATGTTCTTTTGGGTGGAGTTAAAGTCGGTTCTAACTTAACTGTAGCGGGTGATGGAACACTTGCTGCTCAAACTGGTGCAAGTGTTAATTGTTTCTCCAGTATTAATGTTGTTGGGCAAAATCAAATTAATGCAGATAGTAATTCAGATATTCTTACACTAGCTGCTGGAACTGGAATTAGCATTGCAACTAACTCAACCAGCGACACAGTAACTATTACTGCAACTGGTGGTGGAGGATCTTCTTATACTGACTCTGATGTAGATACACATCTCAATGTTAGCGGTGCTTCTGCTGGTGAAATTCTAAGTTGGAATGGAACTGACTATGCTTGGGTAGCAGATCAGACTGGTGGAGGCGGTGGATCTGGTCTTCAGTCAAGAACTTCTGCTAATGCTGCTACGGTATCTCTTGCTAATGGTGCTTCTGGAAACATTCAGATTACAGCAGCAAAAACATATGCTCTTCAAAAAATTCAAACATCTGCTGCAGCATGGGTAACTCTTTATGTGAGTAATGCTGCTAGAACTGCAGATGCATCTAGAAATGAAACTACCGATCCACTTCCTGGTGCTGGTGTTATTGCTGAGGTAATTACTAGCGACGGTGCAATTCAAAATATTACACCTGGAACTCTTGGTTGGAATGATGAAAGCACACCAACCACAGAAGCATATCTAAAAGTTGTAAATAAGAGTGGTTCTACTCAGGCAATTACAGTAACACTACACTTCGTAGCATTAGAGGCTTGATATGTCAGAAAAAGTTTATGTCGTTACTCTTCGCAAACGTGAAGATCTAGAACAATTTTATACTGACATGAGCGATGGTGGGTATCGTCTTAAGATGAAGCGTCCCATTAGTAGGAACACTCACTACTATCTGACTGATGAGCAGGCAGAGACTATCCGTCAAGACTCTAGAGTTTTAGCAGTAGAACTAACACCAGACCAACTCGGTATTAAGCCTGGTCCGATGTCGTTTTATAATACTGCTGAGTATAATATTCAGGGAGATTTTGATAAAGGTGGTACAAATGCTGGTCTTGCGGCAAACTACAGACAGTGGGGGCATTTGCATTCTGCTGGAACTACTGCTCAGAGAGCAAAAGGAACTTGGACTAATGGTCTAGTAACTGATAACAACGGAGTTAATGTTTATAATGATGGTAAACATGTTGACGTTGTAATCTGTGATGACTTTGTTGGTAGAGACTGCGAAGAGTTTTACAGTCCAACAACAGGTCAGAATAGATTTGTACAATTTGAATGGTTTAATGATTTAAATTCATTCGTTAGTAGCATTGATGATGATAACGTAACTCTACCTACAGGTCAGTATCCTTACGTAGATAACGGTGGTAACACAGATTATCATGGTACTCACTGCGCTGGTACAGTAGCTGGTCAATGGTATGGATGGGCAAGAGAGGCAAACATCTATAACATCCATGCATATGGTACTGCTGGATTGGATAGTTTAATTCTTTTTGATTACCTTAGAGCATTTCATAGAAACAAACCTGTCAATCCAGAAACTGGTCTTAGAAATCCAACGATCACAAATCATAGTTGGGGATATCGTTATGACCTGACAAACTTTGGTTACGATTCAGGTACAACAGTTCCTTTGTCAAATGTAGGATTTATTGAGTATAATGGAGTAACATATAATTCTAGTAATCCAAACCCTTCTGGGTGGACGTGGGATGGTATTAAGGCAGACTTTGGAGTTCGTGACTCTACTAATAATTACATACCTTCGTATGTCGCATCTATCAGTGCTGACGTTGAAGATGCTATTGAAGACGGTATTGTAATTATCGCGGCAGCAGGTAACGACAACTACTATGTTGCTGAACAAGCAGATCCTGAATGGAATAGTAGAGTAAACATATCAGGTCTCGGTACAGTTTACTTCATGCGAGGTTCTAGTCCTGGCGCTGCTCGTGGTGCTATTAATGTTGGATCATTGCAGGGAAATAACAATAAGAGATCTTCATTTACAAACTACGGACCAGGAATTGATGTCTTTGCTCCTGGAAGTGACATTCACTCGGCATTTAGTAATGCAGGTATAGCAGATCCAAAGTATACTCAAGGAACTGGAAACTTCTTTAGGTCAATTAGTGGAACTAGTATGGCAACTCCACAGGTTTGTGGATTAGTCGCTCTTGCTGCTAGTGGTAAAGAAAGATTTACTCAGTCTGATGCTATTGCTATCATTGATAGGTTTGGAAAAGCAGGAGACATAACATTTGATGTCAATCCTACAGGTGCAAATAGTTACTCCCTTTATTTTGATGCTAATGGAAGCAGTGCATATATTGTTACTGGACAAGATCGTGTCACTACGCATAGTAGTGCAAGTAATCCACCAATCGTTATCAGAGAAGGTGATAGCATAGATCTTGTTCAACCAACTCCAAATGCTTTTTGTACTTTAGATGGTGTTAGTGCTGTTCCTAATGCAGCGACATATAATATTACTACTACATCACCAACATTTTCATACTATACCTTAAATGGAACTGATCGTAATGGAGCGGTTAGTGGAAATGATGTCACTGTTACTGTTAATGAAGGAGATACAATTAACTTCAACCTTAGTAATGTTGATACTGTTCACCCATTCTTTGTTAGAAATGCCGCTGGAAACGTTAACGTTTCTGGTGCTACCAATCAAGGTGGAACAGGTAATGTAACAGTATCTTGGACTCCTTCTACAGCAGGAACATACTCTTATATTTGTGGAAACCACAGCAGTATGAAAGGCACTATTACGGTGTTGTCTGCATCGCCTGATCATTATCGGTTAACTGTTGGTGATAGAGTTCTTGATGGGTCTCAAGGATCACAAGACGACCCAACAATTAATATTGAGCAGGGTGATGCTCTTGATATAGAACTTATGGTAGATCTTTCTGCACATCCCATATACATTAGAGACAGTAATAACAATAATGTTGCTAATGTTACTGGTCAAGGTCAGACTCAAGCTTTCCTGACTATTGGATGGAGTCGTCAGAACTGTCCAGCAGCAGGAACGTACAAATATGTTTGTGATAATCATGCAAACATGTCAGGTAATATTGTTGTTCATCCTCAGGGTACATACTATAATCACCCATTATATTTACAGACAGCTACTGGAACTGGTGGTGTAAACCTACTTAGTGGTGTCACAGGTCAAGGAGCATATTCTCATGGAACTGTATCATGGACTGCTCCAATAGGATCTGCGGGAACATATTATTATCAGTGTGGTTTTCACTCTGCAATGTATGGAGAAGTTATAGTTCAAGCTACTCAGGGTGTTCTTGGTCAAGCAGGAAATCATGACGACGATAGTTGTCAGAAAGGTAGTCCTAACCTAGAAATCTTTGCTAACAATCCTAGAGAGTCAACTGGTTACATTGCTGGTTGGTATAGAGAAGTCCTGAAAGGAAGTAGAAGAACTAAACCATGGGATCAAGGAGATAGGCAAATCTTCCCACGAACAAATACTTATTTCAGACCATAATATAAATAGAAATGAAATGGAAATTGCCCAACTCTAATAATATGACTGAAGATAAAAAAACAGTCGTAGTTGAAGAGAAGGATAACGATGAAGATAAAAGTGAAGTTCTTGGTAATCTAGTGAAAGTTGTGGTCCTGATTTGGTCCGCTTCCCTTCTTACATTCAGCTACGTTCGCTTGCCCAATGGTCAAAAGATCCTAGATTTTGATCCCACATTTATAGCTTCGGTTTTTTCTGGATCGTTAGCCGCATTCGGATTGAGTCCTGCTAAAAATGGCAGTGCTCCTAAAAAAGCACCATCTATTGGTAAAAAGGAGAAAGATAATGCAGAAAATAATTAATGGCGTAGCACTTCTATCAGGACTGGTATCTCTATCAGTCGTAGGTGGAGGTGCATATCTTTATATGAATAAAGATGTTCTAGTAGAAAATGCTAGAGAAAAAATTACTATTGCAGTTACTGAAGCAGTGACAGGTGCTCTACCTAGTCTAGTAGACAGTGCTGTACCAGAACTACCCGAAGCAACAGGTCCCGCTATTCCAGGTTTTTAATCATGAGTGTACAATCACAACTAGATCGTGCTGAAGGTAAAGATAATTCACCAAAAGAAACGGTCTTGAGAGTGGGAAGTGATGTCAAAACAGATGTTAAGAAACCATCTAGACTAAAAATTGCTGCTTATGCTGTAGGTGGTTTATTTGCTCTGGCACATGTTGGTTTGTTAGGTTACTTGATTGATAAGGAACCTGAACTTCCATCAGTTCCTACAATTAATATTCCTAATGGTCCTTACTCTTCTTATAAGATTAAGGCAGGTAAAGATGGATATGAAATTGAATTCAGAGCAGATGATCCTAAAGTTTTAGAGTCAACTAGAACTCTTGATCTTGATAAAGAAAAGAGAGGACTCTTTGGCGGAGGATCTGAGCAGCGAACAGAGTATCGTCGTGACGAGTACACCCGAGAAGGCACCCGTAACATAGGAGGGGGTGCAATAGATGATGGGGGAAAGTTGACTGCAAAAGAAGCAGAGTGTTTAGTGGCGGACGCTGGAGCTCGGTCACAAGGTGCGATGGCAGGTAGTGCTATCACTGCTGGTGTTGTTGTCCCTGCCGTTGCTAGCATCCCCTACGTGGGTTGGTTAGCAGGTGGATGGGCACTGCTACTAGGACAGAAAGCAGGTTCTGAAGTTGGTTCACAAGTTGGAAGTGTATTCAATGATTGCTGATGGACATCCCTGAAATTAGAATTAAAGGAGGGGACATTGATATCATTCAAATCCCCTTCACTCCTGATTATTTGTTAGAACCACCTCAAGCAATACAAGTTCCTGCACCTGTTACAACAGAGATTGGTGTACCTATTGTAGACATTCCTGGTTGTGTTGAGGCACATGAGGTTGATGAAAATAACATGCTGGAAGGAGATGATCCTAAAGGTGTGAAAGTTTATTGTGATGGTCAAGTACCATCATTTAATCCTATTGATTATAATAAAGATGATCTAGAGTTCACAGGAGAGGCACAAGTACCTCCTGTGGCACCACCAAAAGATGTTGAGGTAGATCCACCAGAAATACCAAAGAAGGTCACTACAGCGGAAGTGAAGTGTCCTACAGAAGCACAAGAATTAAAGGAACCTATTGGTACGTTAGTAGATAACGGAACTAAAAAAATTATTGAGTATAGATTGGTCGGAAAAGAATGTATACCAATCAAAGAAGAAATTACTATTGTTGATCAATTTGTCAAAGGAATACCATCTACAAATCAAGTGACAACTACTGCATCAATTGCAATCGTAGCAACTGCAGCTGCGACTGCCA